AAAACGAATTTTGGGAGGGGGATTTTTGGGATTTGGGATTTTCGAGGTCTGATTTTCTTCTAAAATCTCTTAAACTTTGTGAAGAACGTAACAATGTGTAGAAAAAACACGTGGGTACTGAGGGTATGTGCAAATGCATCTGGTTATCATGTAAAGGTCTTCGCGTACCCCTGGGTCCTCGTGTGGAATTCACAAAAACCAAAACGTAAGAAATCGGCCAGCCCCTGTTTAAAGTCTTTTGGTTAGGAGATACCCATTTCCGGAGTGCTTAAAGTCCCGTATGTACAACGAATATAGTACACTTTTTTAAACCCAATACCCTATAACCCTTACTACTACCATATCCTAATATATAATATATATATATGATATATGAAATATAAAATCAAAACGTAAGAAATATGAGATATGAGAAAAAGTAATGCATCAAGGGATAAAGTGTTTAAAAGGAAATGAAAAAAAGAAAAACGGTAGTATAAGGTCTTTCTGCAATATTTCACATTTCTTACGTTTTGATTTTATGTATGAGTCGTATTGCGCTATATTCCTTTACGAGCGGCAAACTTAACGTACTCCTGTTAGATTTAATACGGACAAGGGGTCCAATCTCAGCTTTCGTTGATCGTTGCTCGTTTGCCGGAATCTTACTTTTTGAAAGTTATCCACAAGCAAACCTAGCTGCACTGCAACAAATTTATCAGTTATTTGACAACAAATCTAGCATTGACTTTTGTGCCGCTCTCGCCATATACTATTCTAACAAGCTTCACATCAGCGAAAGGCGTTATCTCATATGGCGATAGAATTTCGGGAACGTTCGGTTACAAGCGTTATCTCAAAGCTGAATGCGTTCTGGACGTCGTCACTTATGGCTGACCGGCATATAGCCGACCAGGCCTGGCGAGGCTATTTGAATATCGCTGATAATTTATACACGCAGCTGTATCAGTTAAACTTCTCGAAATGCATCAATTCAATCACTCACAACTGGATCTCTCACTGGGAGAAGTTTGTCTTTAATAGCGCTAACGCTGTTGAAAGCCCAAATGCTTTGTATCCATATGCCTTCACACTCCCAGAGAATGTCAAGAGCGTATATTTACTGAGAGAATCTCCGAGAAATATCTCAGTGCTGCCCTCGCTTACGCTGTTATTAAACAACGGGGCGATAATTTTACCAGACGGCAGCATACGTTTCCCTGGAGATTTGATCTATGGCTACGAAGACTTATTCAAATTCGATATCACATGCCCATCATGTGCCGGCACTGGCACTTACGCTGGCGAGACCTGCATAATTTGTGATGGCACTGGTGATGCAAAAGGCCTGTCGTCCGAGGCCGGTATTGCTGTAGACACGGTTAAATATTACAAACGCGCCGATAGCTACAGCGACTACGACGAGAGTGCCACGCCTTTGGGTGATTTTGTCGTATATGAAAACGAGAAAATTATTGCTTTCGCAACGCAGCCTTATGAAACTCTTTGGTCAGAGTATACCATTCGCGACACAGAAATTATCTATGACAATTTCGGAAGCTTGATCAAATTTTACAAGCCGGATTCTTATAGGTATTTAAGGCAATTGCAAGGCCTATGGTTCGCTTACTGGGACGGAAGTAATATCGATAGTATCAAGACAGGTCTAAACGTCGTGACGGACCTCCCATTCGTAACAGACGCCGGTTATGTCGAAAGCATAGATTACAAGCCTAACGCATTCCTAAAAAGCATTATCGCCAGCACTGTTAGCCTGGCTAATTACATAAAACTGCCAGTATTGCCGTCTGAATCTAACGGCGCGTACGATTTAATCTTAAAAATCCGCAATAAGCCTGCATATGCACTTGATTATGGTATCGATTACGAGATTATTTACGACTATGAAGACGCCAACGATTACTTAGCCTGGTATAGCTTCGATGATTTTAATAATATTAACGCTATCCCAAGTATCACAAAGCAGGCGTTTATAAAATTTTATGATACCGAGAGCTTCAGGCAATTAGCAGACGCCGATTTTTTAGATATTTACTTCAAAGACGGCAGCGGAGATTATATTATTAAAATCGCTGGCCGTGATTATTTAATATCGAGCAAATACGTGCCTGCCGTCGTTGTCAATCAATACTTAGAACGTTATTCGCCTTTAATATCTCTCGTAAACGTATACGATTATATTAATTTCCCAAAATGGTGGGAGAACTTATTGGGATATGGCAGCGTTGATAAATTATACTATACCGAGCCTGGGCGAAAGCAATTTGACTCTGAGATTGCAAACGACTCGGCTGTAAATTTAGATTCCAGCAACTTGGCATTTGCCATAACAGACTTGCCTTATTACCATACTTTCTTAGTCTCGCTAGAAGGCGAAGCGGCACCGAGCAATTACGAAGAAGTAAGGCTTATCAAAAGCTTTTTAGATACTATAAAGCCTAGCTACTCGCATTATATCATACGCTGCAACATGCTATTCGAAGATACGGCTATTGCTCGCGACGTATGCTTTGCTTTAGAGCTGCAGGCGCGTTTCGACGACAAAATAGGCCCTACGCAGCGCTTAGACGACACTTGGATAAGAAGCTCATTGGATCATGAAATTTTAATCGACGCTAACGAGCATTTGGGTTTATCAGAAATTACGTGCCCGATATGCTCGCGGTACGCTTTTACTGAACTTATCTCAGATAATCACTTATGGCCAAGCTACGTGCCTGATTTAAAAGCTGGGCACTGGCTGGATCGTTATACTAAATTCGAAAGCCTGGCCATTTCACGTTACGGCGTTGGCCTTGGCAGTGTATACGCGCAGTTTTACGAGATCAGCTCTTATGGCCATCCAATTGGCATGCCGTTATTGCCGCAGCAGGCAGTAATTGAGAACGTAGTCGTGGGCACGGCTTATCAGGCCTATCCAGAAATTATCCCGGGATATGCATTCGAGCGCGTCGATGCTAATAATGCGCCTGATATCGGAACCGTGGGTCTTGGCGACAAATACGTTATTTTTTATTACTTAGCTGCGTCTGGGTATATCATGGTGTGGCACTTAGTATGCGATGCTACTGGAGAGCCAACAGGCGAAGTGCTTCAGGCCCCGGAAAGCGTAATAACGTACTTGCCTATAGGGACGCCGTATCATGTTGTAAGTAAAAGCTTCTATGGATATGACTATTATGGCGTAAGCAATGACTCTTCCCCGGCCAGCGGAACTATTGGTGTTGGGGCTGTAACGATAAAGTTTTTGTATAACACAGATTTGTCCAGTGTAATAGTCACGCACTTGGAAATAGGCGTTGATAATACATTAACAGGAGTAGTTCTTTCCGGACCTACGACAGTAATAAATGGCGCCTATGTTGGAACGACATATAATACTGCACCACTATCCTTCCCAGATCATGACTATTACGCGACCAGCCCGTCCAGCGATCCGGCGTCTGGGATTATCGGTGTTGATGATTCATATGTTGAATATTTGTATAAAATACATACCGGCAGCGTATATGTATCTTATCTAGTATGCAATTCGTCCGGTGTTCCTACTGGAGATACTTTGGAAGTCAACGAGCTAGTCGTTTTAGACGCTGCTGTAGGGACGGCATACAGCACAGTCCCGAAGAACTTTGCTGGATATGCATTTTATTCACTGTCCAGTGACAGCGCCCAACCCTCTGGATCTGTGGTAAACGGTGTTTTATACGTGAAATACTTATACACTGTCTCTACAATATCATGGCTTCCTATGACTAAAATAGGGACTAGCCCTGCGATAAGCGCTTATCCGGCCTCGGACGGAAAGTATTATATATCCACAGAAAGTGATTTATATGTAACTACAGATTTTGTCACTTTCGACACTTTGTCACTAAGTGGAACACGTACTGGACTATTTGGGAATATCATGCAGGCCAGTGATAACCGTTTGGTAGTCCCTGACTCTACTGGCGTATGGGTCCTTACTTTAGGAAGCAGCACTTTCACAAGATCTGCTATTGCATTCGGAAACTCGTACGCTACTACTGCTTCTAGCAGAATAGGAGCCTCACCTAATAGCAATAAGGTTATAATATCTGTGGTCGGCGGGTCTATAACTAGCAGAATTATTGAATTCGATCTAAATACGTCCGCTCAGATTGGTTCCAGGTACGAGCAAACAGGCTATGGATTCCAGCCGGGGTCTAACCCATTAGAATGGTCAGACAAAAAGTGGCTTATTCCAGGGGCGCAGTCCCCAGGATTTGCTAAGTTTTTGCATAGATTTGATGAAGACAGTAACGCCTTTGGTGTCGTCTTCAGCATAGCGCAAGACATGTCTGCCCATGGCGACTGGCCGGTTTTAGCAATTAACTCGTCAGGAAGAGTATATTTCATATATGCAGAAGTTAATCCCAAGAAAATAAAAATAAGATACTCAGATGACGGCTTTGTGACTTGGACTGACATGCCAGAGTTTGCCGCAGGAATGGCCGCAGATGGTAACAACACTGACTCTGCCATATGCTTCGGAAGTGCTAGTGCTTTAGTAAGCTACGGATCTAATATATTCAGGACTATTGACGGCTTTGCATCACTTACAAAAGAAGGCGACCTGGATGGTGATAAGATAAATCAGTTTTTGGTACTGCCAGATGGGAGAAAATTGGCTTTTACAAATAGCAATGCAAACAACATATGGTACTCCATGGCATAATTATGCAAAACATATCTTCTTGACTAGCTTGACTCTGGAAGCTTTATGATTTATGTTAGTTGCAGTGTCTGAAATAAATTTACTTACAAACAGGAGCCGTGTGCATGACTAAGGGCGCTGATTACATAAATGGCCTGAGCCTAAGCGACAACGCCCCTACAACAGGGGTCCTCGAAGTATATAAGCTGCCAGCTAATATATTTGACGCGGATAAGATACACGTGGAAAACGAGTATTTGATTATCAAACAAAAAATACGTGTAAAAGCTGCATGTCACGGCATTGCGAGATTATTAAATCAAAGCAATTTAGTAAATAAGAAAAAGAATCTTGTCCTGGACATCGGTAGAGAATTAATAGCCGATATTATGGCCGGAGCGATCCCAGCAGATCCTATACAGAAATTCGCAATCGGTACTGGCGGCTATATCGGCGAGCCAGATCACAACGTAAATCCGCCCCAGCCGCAGGGAACAGATATAGCGCTAAATAACGAAGCATACGAGAAGATCTTAGATCACAGAGAGAAGCCGAATCGCGCAGCTAATACGTTCGTAGGCTTTATTGACCAAGACAATGCTAACGGTATTTTAATCACCGAATGGGCGTTGAAAAGCGCAAGCGGCGTAATTTTTTCACGTGCTACTACCAAGCCTATCTTAAAAGAGTCTGGCTTTGTATACGTAATTCGCTGGACCATTCAGCACTAATTAATCGGAGAAAAATAAATGGCACCGCGAGTACTATTTACTTATAAAAATGCAGATTCTACCGAGAATTATAACTCACGCATTGCACGCATTATGTCGTCAGGGCCCTATAATGGTCTGCTATGCTATGCTAACACGCCATCTGATTTATTTATTAACGTCACGGCAGGCGACGCGTTAACGATCGAAGGCGTAAAACTCGAATATAGCACGGACGAATTAAATAAAATCGAAATAGCACCAGGCGACCTGACTCGTCGTCGCATAGATTTAATCTGCATTTATCATAAATACGCCCATGGACCAACGATTCCTGCTGGCAACTTAGCCGAATTTAAAGTAATTACTGGCGATTTGCCTTTAGCAGCGAATATTAATCCTATCGCGCCATATCACAAAATCGATAAGTATTATCTGCCATTGTGTGAAGCACATGTCGACTGCGGCGCAATAGCTATTACAAACAACATGCTGCATAATCTTGCACGCGTGCCTACGACTAAGGGCCTATACGATGACTTGGCCGAAACGCTTTATCGAACCTGGGGTAATTTTGCGTATTACGGCTGGGATGTAATTCAGACGTCGGATACGCAAGTGTCTGTCACCGAGGGCCGTGGCCTGCTTTGTGGCAAGATCAATCATAACGAAAGTGACATTTTGCTTTCTGATTTAGTTTATGCAGAGTACTTACGTGAAATGTCAACCCCTAACGGTCCGCTTGGCTCAGATAAGATTTTGCATCAGCACTTATCATTAATGGAACAGCCAGACTTTCCAAGTCAGTTAGCAATTAAGATAATAACCGGAGAGCATGCCTTAGAAGGCTATATTTATATTTCTGGCGCTGACGAAACTGGGGCCGTGATCGACAGGCATCCGGTTTATTTATCCCAAGAAGCCAATACGACTAAAACATATTATACCGAAGCGTATTTCGCCGAAGTATTAGCTTCAGGCATAGACTTTTACACGAATTTCGCCGAGATCCCTGGCTATGATATTGCTGTCAGCATTACCGACCGGCCGATTAATTTTATCGTGGCTACAGGCACTCCGTCAGGTATACCGATTTTTCGCATCGAGTTAAATCCTAATTATTGCTTAAACTGCAACGAATTAATCATCGCGAAAGTCTTTACTGACGTTAATAGCATAATCGAGATTATTGACTTAGATATTACACCCATGGCACTCTGGGAAGATAAATTAATTTGCAATGGCAGCAGCCGGTCGTTTTATGCATCGGCGCATGCAGCGCCAAAGAGTGATTCGCTTTGGTATGATGGGCTGCGCGTCTTTAACGACTACTCGGAAAATTATGCTGATACGTTCGAAAAAGGCTATAAGCTTAACGGCCGTGAGATTACGCTAGGACCCGCACACGCCACGCCAGATGCCAATACTGTTCTGAGATTCTTATACAAACGCATTGGTTCAGGATCAAGCATTGGTAGCTGGGTACGTGCTTGCGGTGATTACGAAATTAATACTCCGCCCCCGCCAGTACCAACGCTGTCTTACGACAATAACTGGGTGTTAACTCATAATTTCGGTGAAAGTCTCAGCGATATTTATGCAGCCTCTGACGGCAAGATTTATATCACAGGCAGGACCAAAATATGGGTTACTTCTGACATGGTAAATTTCACGCAATGTACACTAAACGGAGAAAAGTCGACTTCTAGGTTTGGTCAAATAATAGAGGCCGCCAATCAAAAGATAGTTACGTCAGAAGGCAATGCTATATGGATTAAACTGGCTGGGTCTAACACGTTTACACGATACATATTGCGGTATGTAAATCATTACTTTGACACAGAAGAAACATATCCAGCTCAGACTTTCCCATGTCCTATTGCCGGCAATAAAAACTCTGATATGATCCACGTAGCCCAGAACAGAAAACCAGCGTTTTCTGGCGTTATCATGCATTATGACATAAGCGCTGGATATGCTGTATTCTCGTCAATGAGTGACAGATCCGGGGATCATTATGGGACTATCGTAGGCTCTGAAAGTTTAAGCTTATCTGATAATGTCAATTGCATAATCGGAGAGGTGTTTCAAGGATACGTTACCGCTACGGCAATAGATAGCGGCGATAATATAACCAGGCACGAGATAGACGTTGAAGAGGGCGAGCCTGGAATTGTATTCGTAGAAAATCTGGATAATAGCGTGCTATGCTTTACACGTGCTGCAACTGGGGCCAGCATACAGATGCGAAAATCAACTGATAAGGGCCAAATGTGGAGCTTGCCCGTAGAAGTGACTGCACTTCCTGCGATTACTTATCCACAGCCAAGATCTGCACAGGCATTGCCTGAAGGTAGCTTTTTAATCAGCATGGACGCAGACAAGAGCATAAGGCGTATGAGAAACGATGGCAGCGTGTTGATACATACGTTTGCAACTCCGAGCAATACTATTATGGGCTTTACTGTAGATGCTAGCAAAGCTGTATGGGCAGTAGGCAATAATAGCTCTGGGCCTATTTACCGCATGATGCCAGTGTATACTTAAAATTTCAGTTTAATCGAAAGGCAGATACTTATGACAGGTATTTTTGATGGGCATAACATAGAAGATAGATCAACGCCGTTGATTAAATTGACTGACGACGTCGTTACCGAAGTAAATTGCGAGATACGTCGCGGTGAAATTAACGATCGTATTGACGATTTAGAGCAAACGATTGCGAACGATTACGTCACGCTTGCAACTGATCAAACGATCACAGGCCAAAAGACTTTCACGAATTCTGTGTTCGTTAACTCTCAAAATTTTCAGACTCAAGATCAGTTTATACGCATAAATCAAGGCGCCGTTAATATCGGGCCTTTCGATGCCGGCGTCGAAATATGGAATCCAAACAGGCCGATTACCGGACAGCCATCCGGATCTTGGATGCGTGTGCTGTACTCAAGTACGTTAAATCGCTATGCGCTATACTTAGAAGACGGCCCCGGCGCTTTTGCTTACTCGCAAGGATTTGCATATCTAAGCGACATAGCTGCTGCGTTAAATAATTATTACACAATAGAGCAGATCAATGAGCTACTCGATGGTATTAACGATTCCATCACGAATATTTTAAACAATTACTACACGATGCAGCAAATCGATGATTTTTTCTCTAATTACTACACGATGCAGCAAATCGATAATTTTTTCTCTAATTTTGCACCCGGCGGCGGCGGCGGCGGCGGCGGTGGAATCTTTGCAATGGGCGAAGGCAGCTTTCGCAGCGGGAATATAAATAATACTAAAACTACCGTTACGCTTATTCCGGCAGCGCCGTCTAACGATTATTACGTAAGCATCACACCTGACGAAGATACGCTTGCCGAAGTTGGCGAGTTCTGGGTCGATACTGCCAATCAAAGCGAAAATGGCTTCGACGTTTATAATACAGGCTTAGGCATTACAGGTTTTAAATGGGCCGTGACGCTGCGCTCTAACCCTACAATCGGAGGAATAATTAAATCAGGCACTTGGAACTTTGCCGGCTCGCCCAATCATGTTATTTCTGTCCCGATAGGCATGACAATGCCAGATGAAAATTACAGCGTAAGCATTACCCCCAAAGGCGACGCCAGCACGAAGGCTTACGTAGGCGAATACTGGCTTGGCGTTAAAAGCCTTACTAGTTTCGAGATATATAATTCTGGTGATGGCAAAAGCGCATTCGAATGGCAAGTATCGATTGCCGACGGCCTTAATTTAAACATGCAGGCTGGCGGTGACTTAGTCGGCACTTTCCCGAATCCTACCGTAGCTAAAATACAAGGTATTCCAGTAAGCACTACTGACCCAACTGACGGTCAAGTTCTGAAATATGTAGCAAGTACCGGTCTGTGGACACCAATGGAAGATTTATCTGGAGGAACTACCACTGCGCCTGATGGCCAGGAAGTATTTGCTATCCCAGGAACTTACACATTTGATCGGCCGGCAGGCCATACTTCTTTTAAAGTCTTAGTCATAGGATCTGGTGGCGCCGGCGGTGCAATGCAGAGCGTTTATGAAAGTGCCGGTGGCGGTGGCGGCGGGATGGCCAAGCATAATAATCTTTTGCTGGAAAATACTTCTTACACTGTCACCATTGGCGATACTGGGGGAATTACATCGCTGAAAGACCTGGCTAATAATTTAATAATTTACGCAGGTGGCGGCGGTACCGGTGTTACTTCTGGGATCGTAGGGGGTGCAGGTGGCTCTGGGCATGGTGGCGAGACTAATATATCCGGCGGCCCCGGCGGTAGTGAGGGGAATCCTGGTGGCAGCTCGGTTACGGGTGGGGGTGCCGCTGGCGGGCGGCCAGGATATGCTGCCTATTCTGGAGGTTCAGGATCGGTCGGCGGTGGCGGTGGCGGTGGCGGCGCCTACGGAAATGATGCAGCTGGCGGTGGCGGAGGCGCAGCGGGAAGCTTCGGTGGGATTGGTGGCGCTGGCGGTATCTCTGGTGCATCATCCGGGAGCAACGGCGGCACTTCCCCAGTCGGTGGCGCTGGCGGCCATGGCGGGCCATCTGGTGGAACCTACGGCGGCGGTGGCGGTGGCGGTGGCGGCGCTTGTGGCGGTGGCGGTGGCGGCGGTGGAAAATATAATGGTGGAGGATCCACTGGTGGTTACCCTGGAGATGGCGGTAACGGCTTGGTTGTAATACGCTGGGGCAGCACTCAGCCCAATTTCTAACCGCAAGGAGAATAACAAATGCCTAATTTGATAGATCATAGCCAATACACGCCAGAAGCGCATGCTGGCTACAAAAAATACGTACAGATTAAGATGTGCCAGTCACCATTTGGGAAGCGCATCCCTGTTGTCACGTGGATTTTCTACGCTGATTTCGATCCAAATACTATTATAAAAATAGGTGATGCATTACGGAATATCGATGTCACTAATTACACCGGCGAAATTTCTGTTGGCATGGCTGTGCCGACAGGCTCACAGATGGATCCGGAAAGCATTGTTTTTGTAAATCAGAACACTGCGTACCGGCAGCTACACACAGACGAGGAACTTCTATCCTGGGTTAGAATTCTGCGAGGCAGGGCCATTTATGCGTGCGATCCGTTAGTTATGCGGCATATATCGCAGCCAGAAAATGCTAAAACACTAACCGAAGCGCAGTATGCCGAATTACAAAGCTACATGCAAGAGCTGCGAGACTTTCCTGCAAACGTAGACTTGGATAATATCGTATGGCCGACTAAGCCATCGTTCATGCAGCCGATTAACGCGGCTATCACACCCCCGGCCGTATAACGTAAATAGGAGCCTAACTTAAATGGACATAGCAAATAAAAGCATCAAAGGCGTATTGGCCAATATCGATACTACGATACAGGGTAAACCTGTAAATATCACGGGCATTACCGACGGCCAGGTTTTAAAATACGAAGCTGCCGGAGATCGCTTTATCCCGGCTGATATGGAATCAGGCGGCGGTGTTAGCTTTGAAGGTGTAAAGGATGTTCTTTTTGAAAACATAGGGTACACATCCGCCCCTATTCCGTGGCAATGCCCCACAGGACTATACAAAATAAAAGTAGTAGTAATTGGTGGTGGTGGCGGTGCTAACGGCGGCGGTGGCGGCGGCGGTGGCGTGGCCATACACAACAACGTCACAGTTTCTCCAGGAACTATTTATAATATCGTAGCCGGAGTTTCTGGTTTAGGATATGACACACACACACCCCAGGCAGCCACATCTGGAGGGAACTCCTCTGCTTTTGGCATAACTGCATATGGTGGCGCTGCTGGAAGTGCTACTGGGGGGGCTGGAGGTTCGGCAACTGGCGGTGAGCTTAATATGACTGGCGGCACTGGTGCCGATGCTATTGGCACACTTACTGGCGGAAGCGGGGCCACTGGTGGCGGCGGTGGATCTGGCGGTGGAAATGGGGGTACCGGCACGCCGATGGGTGGTGGTGGTGGTGGTGGACTCGGTCCCGGTCTAGTTGTTGGGCAGGGAGGGGTAGGTGGGTACATAACGGCGGCTCCCGGCCAACCCGGAGATGGGCTGACTGTATCTGGTGGTTTTGGCGGAAGAAACGGCGGCGGTGGCGGCGGGGCATCTCTGGGGTCCTATCTCGCTACTTCTTCTAATGGATCTGGTGGATGCGGGGCCGTCAAGATACGACTGGACGAAACTAAGCCAGATCTAACCACTTCTGATAGTATTATTACCAACACCTATTAACGGAGAAAACAAATGCCATTACTTAGCATAGCCGAATATAGCGCTAATCCTGATGCTAACTTACTTAAGTACGCGCAAATAAGTTTAGTAAAATCTAAATATTTCAAAAAACTTCCTACAGCTTGCTGGATATTTTACTCAGATGAAGCATCGTTGCCAATCATAAATCCACTATGCAAAGATGTAAAAAACATATTAGTTGGCGATACTCCCGTAGAACTTGGGTGGGTGTGTGCAGACGATTTATCTTTCCATGATCTAAATGTGTCTTACCGAAGCTTTATATCTGACGAAGAATTAAGCGCTTACATACGTGTAACTCGAAATAAATTGCTTTTAAACTGTGACTGGCTTGTATCGAGGCACATGTCGCAAATAAATAAAACGCTAAGCGACTCCGAATTTTTAGCCCTGCAAACTTATATGCAAGAGCTGCGAGACTTTCCTGCAAACGTGGACTTAAATAATATTACCTGGCCGACTAAGCCGGAATTTATGAATTAAGAGAAAGCAAAAATGCCAAATTTCGATAACAAAAGCGTTCAGGGTATAATCGATAAAATTCATGCCGAGTTGCCCTGCATCGGGACGGTCTCAGATTTGTCCATCATGGGCATAATAGAAAAGGCCGTTGCTGCCGGAGCCAGCATAAACGACATAAGCATCCAGGGCATAATCGACCAGTTAGGAAGCTTTAGCTGCGCCCCGATAATAAACGACTACAGAGTGGCCTGGTTCGTAATGCACGGAGGTCCTGCAAATACTGTCTCTACCACAATGTGGGGTTCTTGGATATCCATGGGTGATAATGGGATAGGTGGCCGTTCAGCTAAATACTCCTTTTCTGGCGCAAGTAACCCATATCCAGAAAGCACTGTTACTATGTCAGCGCCATCTACGGCCAGTGCCCCGCACGGGTACGCCGTATCAGTACGAACTATTTCTTACAGCAGCCTAGGGGCTAGTACAAGAGCATTCGCATTTGTACACACTACTAGGACTGCTGATGGTGCGTATATTTTAGCTAAGGGCGAGCTAAAAAATCCAGGTGGTAGCGGCTTTGCACAATCAGGCGTGATGAGTCTGATTCATTACAACGTCCCTTCCAGTACAGTCCCATTAGATAGCTTCGCCATATACCCTGGTACCATATCTGCAGCATCTGCGCTGGCTAGCGTTGTAGGTTACAATGGCCTGGGATCAATATCCCCAATTCCAGTAAATACCGGCGTGCTGCCAATAATATGCGTGTCTCCAGCTGACTCTGCGACTATAGACACTTCTATGCCCGTAATACACCCACAGACGCCGCAGTTGTTAAAAACAGTTGCTAGAACATTGCCTGAAAACTCACCAAGCATCTCCAGCGCTACTGGTACGCTGCTGCAGTCTGCTGACCCCACAGGAAATGCTTACATAAACAGCGCTGCCAACGACTACAAAGCTTGGTACAGCCGTTTTGGTAATAGTGAAGGGATGGACAGAGGGCTAATAGTATTCTACTTTATGAGTGTATAAGGCAGATATAATATGATCAAACAGGCATTAGCTAAAAGCATTGCTAATAGCGCCGTGTTAAAGACAGCTAAATTTAACCTGGAGCTATACGATAGCGCATCGGCTAATGCCTTTACGAATATGATTTCTACGCCGGGCGCCGTTACTAAGAACTTTTATGCGATATTACCAACGCATGATAATAAATTTAACGTAATAGGCGCCGATGGCAACGTAATAAAAAGCTTTAATAATATTAACAGCGCTCAGGCGTTTGCCCGTGACTTTAAATAAGTAGTTGCCAAAAAGAGATTATTTGCATATGATGCTGTATATGCTAACTTAACAGGAGATTAAAAAATGCTAAAACAGGCAATGATGCGTGATGTCTATAAAAGGGCTGAAGAAAAAGTAAAAGAGCTAGAAAATCAACCAGCTGCGGCAAGACCTACAATGACACAGGCAGAGAAAGAACATAGTCTCGGTGCTATTCACAGAATGACTTCAAACTTGTCGGATAATCCTGAGCCAACAAACCAGGCATTAGGAGCAGCTGCCGTCGCTGGGGGTATGCCCATTCCAGGCCTTCTATCCAATAGTCTTAATCAAACCTCCAGAGCTAACGGCAGAGATTCATATAAGGCTATTCTGGGCAATGTGAGCACTCTTGCCAGACTTCCTATGCGAACGCAATTCGCTCAAAATATGGATGACATGAAAAATGCCTACGGGCAGATAGCCAATTTTCCTGAAGATTACTATCGCGGCCGCCTGAGTGTACCCGATCTAGAAAGTGCTATAGCTAAGCTACGTCAGCAGTCGTTGCTAGACGATACCGGGTACTAATATTTAGCATTACAGCCAAAAACTTGCTTAATAAAATTTGTTGCGTTATATGTCTTATATGATAAGAAAAGAACGTAACAAATTTATTTTATATAACAAGTCTGGCGATAAAAAGCTAGGCACGCATGATTCTTACGATAAAGCTCTGAAACAAGAAAGGGCTATAAAAGCCAATATGAAAGCCGATATTAACCCCAATATGAAAATGCCGAATATAAAACCTAGCCTAAAGCAAAAACTAGCCAGTGATATAAACCAGGCTGCTGTAGATAAGCTGTTAAACGCCGGACTTCAAGAGTCAGAAGGCTCATCTACTGGCGTTGACTTACACATGCCTATTATACCAATGCCCGAGATTTCAAGGCCGCCGTTAATATTTGAAGATAAGGGCTTTGCAAGACCTGAGCAGCAAAGTCAAAGTATAGACAAAAACACACTTAAAGCTTTGGGTCTCGCAGTGGGGGCCGGTGGTATTGGACTGGCTAAACTGCTAAGAGCATATCTAAAAAGAGGAAAACTAGCCAGCGATGTGACCGCTATGGCTAAAATTAAACTTTAGAACGACTCTAACGAGTACGCCACCTACACGCGTCAACCAAGAATATGCGAAACCGAGGTGATAAATTATGAATAACAGTAGTATAAAGCAAAGTATTAAAGTAGCCGTATGCAAAATGGCGGCTGTGAAAACAGCTATCTCTTTTCAAGATATTACAGATCGGGTAGGCACTGCTGCAGACTCCGCGGCAGATTTTATTTCTGAAAAGGGAGGTGCTGCCAGTGATTATGCGAAAGGTCTCGTGTCTGACTTGGCTGCAGCTACGTCAGATCCTGAAATATCTAGAGACCAGGCATACACTAGGGCGATAAGCGAAGACACTGTTAATTCTGGGCTAGGCATGGCCGCCACGGCAAGGCATCTGGCTCCTGTTATGGCTAGCATGGCGGACGACAAGCCAGTGAGATTAGCTGATTCAATAAGGCTACTCAAAAGCATGTATGACGCTACTGAGTATCCAGCAAAGGCAATGATGCACACGTACGATCCACATCCTATTACAGGCATAAAGCCACCTACGGCTAGCAGATATATTCAAGGCGGGCGCTATGACAGACATCCGATTGATAAATTATTAGCAGGCAAGTATTATGACAGCGCCGATGATGCCGTGTACAACGCTAAAGATTACCTGAAAGGCTATGCTGGCAGGAATTTAATGGGCTTGGGCCTAATAGATGCTGGGTTTAACAAAAGCAATAATGAAAATGGCCTGCTAGCGGGCTTGGCTGGGGGCGGCGGTCTTATCGCGGCTAATAATCTAATGCCGTTATTAGCAGCTGGCCTGGGCATAAAAGGCATTGGCGCTATTAAGAGACTCTTGGGAAAGTAGACAATAAATTATGAAAAATGCCTATGCAAATGCCTTTGAAAACGAATTCTTAAAACAAGGCCGGTTTGCTAAAAGCGATAAGCATTATGCCGACTTTGACCAAGAGCAAATAAATCTAGGTATCAGCATCGAGCTCGAGCACACGACGAATAAAGCAATTGCATTAAAAATAGCCTTAGATCATTTATGTGAGATTCCTGATTACTATACGCGATTGCAAAAAATGGAAGCCGAAGCAAAAAAAGCAGCCGAGGGAAAGCAAAGGCAGCAAACTTCTTAAAAAATAGCTAAAAAAATCCCCGTAACAGGGGATTATGCTTTTTTTTATTTCAAACGCAGTATTCGGCCGGTTTTGTTGCATTGCTTTTTAAGCTTAGCAGGCAGAGGCTGCGTGAGCGTCGCTCCAAACATGCTGCGTATAATTTTAAGTGCGTCGTTTTGCCTGGTTATATAGCCATTTGCTTTTCCTAAGAAGGCAAGTATCTCTGCGTGAGTGGCCGGCACTAAATACATTTCGGCAGAACTGCTGCATATTTTATAACCAGTACACGACATTAAAGCTATAGCGTCAGATGGTTCTTTATAATTATTTACGCAGCAGTGCGTGCAAGGCTCTTCGTCGTTACATAACTTAGACTTTACAAATAAGTCGATCTCTTCCAAGTAAAAAATATTAACCATTTTTGAGCTGCAACTTTCTTTTAGAGTTAGGCTTTTCTATGATTTTTACAGGCGCGTTGTCTGTGCTAATCGAGTTAATTATAAGCTCGTTATCTGGCGTCAGGCCAAGGCTGATAACACACTCTCCTAAGACAGCCCTTACGATCTTTCTACTGTCCATAAAAGTAAGCGCTCGCTCTGCTATGTATTTTAAATATGCGGCTATCTCAGCATTGCTGGCGTAACGGACTGCAATAAATTCTCCTGCAGCAAGCATCTTAGTGCAGTCTGGCGACATAGGCCTTATTCTCTCACACTTATCAAAGGCAACGCATGTATCTGGACCACATATGAAAGACTCTAGTCTTTTAAATTTAGTAATAAAGCCCAAGTCATAATCATATAAAATAGGCCAAGGCCGGATGATGTCTGACGCGATGGCCTTTTTCAAATCAGTATCTATGCCATCCCTAATAGCACGTACGCGACTTCTCACTGTCATTTTTTATCTCCTTATTTTAGCCGTAGCACCCGGCCCGTTTTGTTACTTAGCTTTTTGACTTTATTTTTAGAATTGACAATGCTTTTAGCGTTTGCCGATAAATATGCACTTAAATCAAAATCAGGCAGGCACGCGGCGCATATTTGCCTTAAATACTTGCTGGCAGCTTGCCGGCTGGCCAGCTTAAGATAATACTCGTGCCCGCAAATCGGGAAATATTTACAGCTATCGTTGTAGCCGCCTATAGGATTATCGGTATTAATTACACAAAGCTCACAGCAAGTGTCGTGATAACTAGCATAGCATATTTTTACCATTTTACCCTCTATGAAAAGTACTATCTGCTCATAGCTCATTTAAATCTCCTTGAAAAAAAGCTAGACATGCATTATATAATAAGCATGATAAAAGAAGCGTTAGCATATCAAATCAAAGTAGCCGCGTCAGATAAGCTTTCTCAGAAAAAGCTTAAAAGCTTCGTACGAGCTTATATGAAAGATAAGCAACGAGAAATTACTGGCGACGATATAGTAGCTATGGCAAAAATAATAAGCAAAGCACGCAGCTTACTTAAATTTAGTAGGCTATAGCTGCAGCTTTCTTTTGTTATGATCGGGAGCAGCATCGCATTCGTCAGCAAGGACTATTTGCTTTTTAAGCTCGGCTATTTCTGCTTTTAGCGCATTTAATTCTTCACGTATAGACATGCCTGAGTCTGATAATGCTACCGATGCGTCTAATCTTGCTGTGTACCTATCCCGCATGCTTGGCAGCATAGTGCTGCTCCTAATAGCCACCAGGTGAGTCTCGTCTTCGCTATTTCTAATAGCTTCGGCGTTAATTTCCACTAAGGCCTCTGGCCTGCAAATCGCACCGGTAGTAAGCGTGACCGTATTATCGCTGGTTTCGCTTGCCGGCGGCCCTTCGGCGTTATCGCTGTTTTCGTTGCGCAAAGCAATCTCTTCTCTAGCGCGCTCGAGCATGCTTTGATTAACCTCTCGTATAGCGGCTGCTACCACCCTACTCATACATCATTCTCCTTTTCAGACATCTGCAGCTTGCGAGAATAGCAATTAGTTTTAGCAGCGCAGCCGTTTGGCGAGATAGCCGCCTCGCTGGCGTAAGTCTTTACTGGTAGGTAAATGCATCCGGCACAGCGAAGCTTGCTACAAATATGCCTCTTACCTAAAAAAGCGCATTTTATCGTATCAGGCTTGTCACTGCTATATATTACCATTTCGCAAGCACCGAATTTGGAAATAGCACTTACATATATTTCTCCATCCATCATAAACAGTAGACCAGGCCTCGCAGTACTATCGCTGTTTTCTACGGCGCATTCAGATATGCTTTTTAGCAATGACATAAAGGCTCTCCTTTAAAAGCCCGAGAAAGCATATTAGCTCTCCCGGGCCTATTTTATTTATGCTTCGTCTGTGATGGCGCCGTAGTCGTAGTCGTCACTCATATCGTCCACCATCCAGTCGTTAATATCGTCGTCGTCCAGGCGCAGCAATTTATTTACGTTCATATTTTTTCTCCTTTTGATTATCCTTCTTCGTCAAAGATCGAGTTTTCGCCCATGGCTACTTTTTGTTGATAGAACTCGGGCTTTTTGTTAGTGCTTTCGACAACGCCGAGCTTTTTTATAAAGTCCGTTGCTTTCATGCACTTGCCGCCGGTAAATCCAATAGCGTCGACTTTGACACCGTCGTCAGTAATAGTGATTTCGATCTTAGGCATCCAAGTCACCTCCGGTAAGCGTGAGTTTTATTTCGCCGGAGACTTCTTTTTCGGCGACCGTATAGCCTTTGCGGCGAGCTTCTTTTATGATTTTTTCGGCCGAGACACGCTTAAGAAAGCCTTTAAGCTTTGCCTCGTCTCCCCAGCGGCCATTGTAATTATCCATGGCCACGCCTTCTTCGTTGAGCACGATCGGGTATGACCAGCCCGGAAGTGTGACGGCGTAGCCTGTCTCGGTAGAAGAATATAACTTATGCTTCCCCCATGGAAGCAATTTAAGATTCAGCTTATCACAGGCGCTTTTTAGCAGTGCCTGCATGCTGGCGTCGAACTTGTGCTCGACCTTTATTTTAGACGTATGGGACATTATAGGCTATCTCCTTTTTTTAACTCAGACATTAAGCTTGCGCTTGTTTTGTGACTTGGTCACGGCTTCTGGCACGTTTACGATGCGATTAGCGGGTCTGGCGTTATGCCCTGCCCACGAGCGCATTTTTGTGAACAATTCTTTGTTCTGTTCATAAATAGGTCGAATATTCGCGAATGCCGCGTCGACGCCTTCAAAACGCGAGCTTTTGCACAGCTTCTCGATTTCGGCACCCGTCCAGTTCTCCATTTGAGGCACGAGCGCTTCTGGAATACTGGCGTTATACTTGGCGTTGTGAATCGTTAAGATCTCGAGCTTCTCGCTGTTACACGGCGTGTCCACGAAAAAGACATCATCAAAGCGGCGAATTAACGCGCCATGAGATGCTTCGAGTAAGGGCTGAATATCGTTGCATGTGGCCACAATAAATTTCTGCTTCTTGCTTTCCTGCATCCAGGTAAGCAATTTACCGAACATAGCGCTGCTCGTGCCGCCGTCTGATTTATTCGACGACAGTACACCACCGACCGATTTTTCGATTTCCATCTATCTTGCGATCTACCCGATTCCGGCAGATCTCTTATGCTTTCACATAAGTTGGGACTATATCTTGTGTTTGCGATATAATTCTGCGTAGCATAATCTACAGAAGCCTTTTGCATTATGTGTGACACTGGTGGTTCCACAGTTTTGGCAGTGTTTGAATTTTCTGGACCATTGGTTAATTGAGGAGTGCTCCGCAGCGTGACATGCCCGACATAGCGTGATTAGATTGCTATCATCGTTATTAGGATTTGGCGAGCCACGACCGTTACCATCAATGTGATGAACAACTAGCTTTGCTTTTTTGGAAGATTTTCCACACTTCCTGCATGCCTGTCCATCCCTTACCAGAATTTCCTCACGTCTGCCGTCAAAGTTTCTCTCCTCGCGCTTAAGCTTGGCGAGCTCTTTACCACCATTTCTAACATACCACTCGTGCTTCTGATTTGCTAGTCGCGCTGCGTTACCCGGATTGGATCTATATTTAGCTAAGTAGCATGAGTTACAAACACCTCTGCCAACATGCTTAAATATAGTCCTCCCACATTCTACGCAACATTTGTAGCTTCTGCTCCACATAATATTTGCCTCCTATAGAAAAGTGCTTTTCTACAAGAAGCATACCACAAACACCTGTGCATTTCAAGGGCTCTTGCCCCTTACGGATTACTCCTAGTCTCTGGACTTTCCGCATAGCGATAAATCACGTTAGCGGCTTAGCTGCTGATTGGCCAATATCATGTTTTTTTAGCATTCGCACTGTAAGTTTCCTTATATGCTGTAGCAACATGACCTCTAAGGCGTTTCCAGCAATTAACACAGTTTACCCTGGACAAAATCTTTATCCAGCCAGATCACAGCAGGCGACACAGCATCGATCAGGGCCAAGGCCTGGCCCATTTTGCTTTCGCTTTCACCGACGTACTTGCTTTTTAAACTCGCAATGTCAAGCTTAATCAGCGGCATTTTAAGCATGCTGGCAATAGCTTTTGCCGATAAGCTCTTGCCTCCGCCGGGAAGGCCCATAAGTAAGATCCCAGTCGGCGTCGGCAAATTAGGATCGTCAAAGCCCTTAGCGCGCAAGGCCATGTAAGATTTAAGCGCATCAAGGCCGCCAAGCTCTCTTGGGTCGACTGCAGGGAAAATCTCCATCATACCTGATTTTTTTACGGCTTCGAGTTTGAAGCTCTCCAAATGCTGCCGGTCAAGCTTTTTCTTCTCAGTAAGCGTAAGTGAAAAAGCATTTAAAGCTTCCTGATTCGTGAGGCCGCTGACGGCTTTTACGTGCTCGGGGGATATTTCAACTTTGCCGGTCAGCTCGTTCTCGGCCAAAATGCTTGTGACTATGCCATTTAAGTCGTCGTTGCCAGGCAGGCCCAGATGCGCGAGCAAAACATCTTTCTCGAGCTCTTCCGGAATGGCAGCTTTGTGCGAGAGAAATATTATGTGCTTTAACGGCCTCGCATCTGCCAAGAAAATCTGAATAGCCCGAATTACTTCGATGCTCGGTATGAACTTATGCATATCCCGCATCACGAGAATAGCGGGCACGGCCTTATTATCGAGCTTTGTGAATTCCTGCAGCATCGCGACTGCATCAGAGCATTTCTCTAATGCTTCTTTCGGGATCTTACTATGTGGCGCTGCATATAATATGCGTGCGCCTTGCAATATATCCCAGTCGATCACAGAGTATAACAAGTCTTCCCGGAAGCCTTCGAGCAATTTCGTAACCCGCCGCTCTTCGTGAGTGGCCAGCCAGATCGTGGGAATGCCGGCCCTCACGAACATTTCCAACTCATGCATGTGTTTGTGCATTAACTAAAACTCCTTTTACGTAAAAATTTTGCTTGCAAGCTAGCCTGGGGAAAAAGCGCGTATATGGCTTTCTCCTCAGACGTTAGACTTATAACTGATTACGCTGGCAAATTAATTGCCTTTTTGGCGGGCATATCTTATATCTTACGTATACAGTCCTATGGGGAAGACTTAGTCCTATGAAAAAAGCCATTTTAATAATCGAGAACGATGATACCAAGAAAATAGCAGAGCAGCTAATAAACGCCTTTGCTGATCGGCCTTCGGAAAATATAGAGTTAATATTGGCTAAAACTCAATTAGCAGCCGATAGCATTATTGCAAATAACAAAAATTTATATGCCGTGATATCATCGTCCGATACTGGGACTGTTTTAAATTTACTTAAAACAGACTCTGAGGCAAATGCGGAGAATTTTCCGTTAAAGCCTTACGAAGTAATCTCGGACCAAAATGCTGCTGAATGCGAAAGTGACTTATGCGACCTAGATTGCGAGCGAGATTTATGTGAACGGGCAAGTGCCTGTGAGGGCAATAACAGCACGATCGAGACCAGGTCGCTAAGCGAATTGTTAGCTGCTTTAGAGAGCTTGGACTTAATTAAGGCACCTGGCGAGCATAGGTGCGAGAAGCATGATGAAATCATAGCCGAGTTTAACGCTTTGAAAATTCAAACCGAGCTTAACAAAGAACGGCTTATGAATATTAAGCACGAGATCGACAATTGCCCGGCTAAGAAAAGCTTTTTCGACAAGCCAGCCAAGCCAGACTCTGATAATAGGCCTAGCATGACGCTAATTCTTTCTTTTTTTACTTTTGCCGGCGTAATATTAACAGCATCGTTTGGTTTACTTGGCAAGCTTTTTGAGGTATTATTTAGCTATCTGAAAATTACCGGAGGTAACTAAAATGCTCACGCAAGCGCAAATCATGCAGGCCAAGAACTTAATGCTTTCTGAGAATTTTTCACTATTTGAACTTATCAAGAGCGCTAGTAAGCCGAGTTTAATCGAATGGCCCTCGGCCGATATTATATCTAAATTAAAAATGCACGCCGAAGATATCTTGCAGCCATTGCGAAATAAATTCGGGGCAATTAACATTAACTCTGGCTGGAGAAATGCGAGCTTAAATAAGGCTGTCGGCGGCGCCAGCAATAGCATTCACATGATTTATTTTAACGGCAAGTATCTTGGCACTGCTACTGACATACAGGCAGCATCTGAACGCGACTTGGTAAAAATAATGCATTATGCAAAAAATAACATCCCGGCCATTAAGCGCATTATAATTTATCGTGACTGCGAGGCGTTAGGTATAAACTCACCGTTTTTGCACTTAGACCGCGACATAAAAGTCCCGGCTGGCGAGATGGTATTAATGGAAAAAGTTAATAAAAGCACTTATGAGATTTTCGACGAAAGCGAATTTGAGAATTACTAATATGCGCCTATACGAGATTTACGATAATAATAATAGCGATAACTTAGCAGCATATAACTCGCTGCCAGTGCTTGCGCAGTATTTTGTTACTACGCAGCAAAAATTATTATGCGAAAAAATTGACAAGAAAGTCTTGGAAACATATGGCCCGGAAGCAATAAAAAGCTTGAATAAAATCGCCGGCTTTTATATAGCTAGTAACGACGATAATTGCGTTTTGCATACGTTTGGTATGGCAGCTGATTTTGCTAAAACAGGCCTATTTGCTAAAGTAGCAATTCCGACCTGCTGTAACTTAATCTGCTTAGACAAACAAACGCACTGGCATGTGCAGTTTAAAAAATAACGGAGAAGTAAAAATGGCTACGAATGTCTTGATACAAAATTGCAGCTTAAACGAGATAAAAAGCATCGATCTATCGGCCGCTGCTGCTAACATAGCCGTAGCCTGGGGTGATAATGCGGCACAAATAAGCATATCTGAAATTAATTACTGCCCGTCAAATGCTGTGATTACGTTTAAATATCTTAACGCGGACGTTTACACGTACGTCACGCAAGGCCTGGAAAATAGCTTAAGTGCCTTTCCCGCGTGCGTGTCTGGGCCTAACCCGGATAATAGCTTTTACTCCGGCCCTGTCGATGAAATCGTAATCGATATTTCGGCCATTACTTATCCGATAAGTTTAACAAACGACACGGCTTCTGGCACATACGACGATTGGGAATTAGAAATTGCTTTAACGCATAACGGCGATAGCAATACGAAAATCTATTACACGCTAGATGGCTCAGACCCGTTATTGAGTAATAATGCCGAGCTTTACGACGATTTTAATCGGCCCTTACTCGGCGGCGAGAATCTCAAAAGCAATATTATATTTTTCAAGGCCGTCGCCGTTAATATTATAAGCCACATTGCTAGCGCTGTGCTTAGTTACTTATATGTCTTTAACCGGCCTATAATTCTAACTGCTTCGGTCTCTCACGGCTATCACATAGACAAAACGCCGATTGCTCTCACGGCCAGCGTTGCGTCAGGGCCGTTGCCTAGCATTTATTACACACTCGATGGCTCAGACCCGTTATATTTTAATGGGCAAATGGCTATTACTGCAATCGAATATGTAAATCCGATTACGCCGGCATCTAACGAATTTACGCTAAAGGCTGTAGCTATCCAAGACAATATAGTCTCGATGCGCTACTCGAATTATGTGAGCAACTTTTATAAGTACGAAGAAGACGTCTTGTATTTAACAGCTACGCCCGCGGGTGGTGTTTTCCCAGAAAAAAGCCTAAGCATAAATCTCGCTACAAACGATGTGAATGCTGTTATTAAATACTCGTTAGATGGTAGCTCGCCGCTAAGCGATGGCGCAAGCTTATATTTAGGGGACATAGATATTGCGACGCTGCTAGACTCACAAAGCTTTCGTCTGAGAGCCGTGGCTATATCAGATCGCCTTATATCTGAGCCGCTAGACGCTACTTATACGCTTTATGATTATGCCAGCGACGCCGATGGTGATAATATAAGTAACGGGTCTGAAAATGGGCCAGGGCAAGACACTGACGGCGACGGCATATCTGACATGTTTGATGTAGACTCTGACAACGATGGCATACCGGATTACGTCGAGGGCGTAGCTGATGCAAACGCAAATAATATTCCAGCTTTCCAAGATAGCAGTGAGCAAATACCGTTCTGGTACTCGGTGTCAGGAATCCCGGAAAACGGGCAGCTGATAAACGGCCTGCAATACGAGATTAAAATAATTTGCTACGGTGCCGTTGGTAGTCTAAGTATCGAGACGCTAAACCGCGCAGTTATATTTTCTGAGATAAGCTGTGAGCTAACACCTGGCGAAGAAAAGACGATATATATGCTAGTACCAGAAGCAATGGAGACTGCCTGTTCGACGCTTTGGTCTCCAGATGCTTTTGACATAAGCTTTATTATCTCGCACGTGGACCCAAGCACGCAAGAGCTTATTTCTGAGATTATTACGCGCACGTATACGATTGTGCCGTATAACGCAAACACGCCTTATGCCGGAAATTTAATAACCTGGACTAAGCTAAGTGATGCTAAATTCTATGGCATATATCGCAAAAATGTATCCGACAGTGAATACACGCGCATAGCTAAAATATTGCATGACAGCTATCATGCCTTTATTGAGACACAGCAATATTTAGATCGCAACGGAGAGATTTTATCTAATTATCGTGTAAGTGCTATTAGCGATATTTCCGAAAGCGATTTGTCAAATGCGATGCATGCTGCCGACAATAATTTGCAAACTTGCAGCGTAATAGGTCACTTGGCTGAAATCTCTGGCGAAGCCATGGCAGATATACGCGTGTCAGCGCGCATAGATAAATCACCTACTATGCAGCGCAATATAAGCCTAAGTGCCTATGAGCTGCATACGTATACAGACGAGTTTGGGCAATTTATTTTAAATCTGCCGAAGGGCAGTGTTTGTATCGTCAAACTCGAACAGGCCAATTTCCGTAAAAAAATCAGCGTGCCTTTCTTAGACACGATAGACTTAGATGCGCTGATCGATTTAAATTATAACGGAGCGTAATATGGGAATATCTTTGCAAGAGCTTTTAGACAACGATAGCATTAAAATTATTGGCTATGTAATTTCGGCTTCGACTTTGCTCATATGGCTCACGGCCATTATTGGCTTCGTAGCTAATATCTTTTATAATCGAAAGCTATACGCGGCCATGTCCCGTGAAAATAAGCTGCGAGAAATAGCCAAAGACGCGTTTCTAAAAGCCGAAAAAATCAGCAAGCTCACGCCGATTAAAGGCGACGATAAATTGCTCGAATATTTAAAATATGCTATTCAGGCTTTTAAAATTACGTTTAATTCTAAGCCATCGCAAACCGAGCTATTGCAATTAAAATCCCAAGCTGCTACAATGGCAGCGGAAGAAAAAATGTATCGAGAGCCCGTAGCCGCATTGGCAAGGCCGGCAATTATGCCGAAAAAAGCTGCTGACAAAAAGCCTATAAAAAAGCTAAAAGGAAAAAAACATGGCAAATAACTTTGTGCCGTTTGATCTAAAAATAAAAAATATCTTGGGCGACACGGCTATTATTTCCTGGGATGTACATAATGCTATCGAATTTAAGCCAGGCACGAAATATAATATTTACGTGTCGGCGGATGATTTGTCATATAATTTGCTTAAAACTGCCGTCAGGACTGAGACTACGGTTGCCCTAAGCGCTGCTAATAAATTCATAAAAATAAGCTCGTTACATGCCAGCTTTGGCGAGTCGGCTTTGTCGCAAGCGCTAGGCATTGCCACGCCAGAAACACTTGCTGAATACAAAGAAATTACACCAATCGCTACTGACGAATTAGGCAAGTCTAGAGCTTTAAAAATTAACTCGCTCACGGGCCGTTTGGAAGTCGACGCGTTTTTGTCAAGTGCTATTATCGCCGAGATTAACACTGTCGGATTAAGTACCGAGGCAAAGCAAGATGCTACGCTAATTAACTTAGCCGACTTAAATGCTAAGCAAGATGCGGCATTATTATATCAGCAAACTCAAATCGATTTACTAACCGAGATTAAATTAAGTGTTGCTGCTGATAACTTAATCAGCACTGAAGCAGTAGCCGAGCCAGTAAGCGTTGCCGGCACTAAAATAACGCTTCCGTTTGCTAAAAAAGCCAAGATTTTGCAAGTAACGCTTTTACACGAATTCGGGACTGCTACGGCTTTTAGTGTAAATATATGGCGAAAGAAAATAAGCAGCTCTGACAGGGATATACTAGCCCGCTTTGATTCTTATGATCTAACTGGCAGGCTTGACGTTATCAAGGCAATACCTTATATAAGTCTGGATAATGCTGACGAAATTACTTTACAGATTTTGCCTAATAATGGCACAAGTAATCGCTTTTTTGTGAGAGTCGCCGGCAGCCTGGCGTGATTTATTAATTTAAGTTTTAAATAGGAGTATTAAAATGGCAGAAGATAGAATTTTCCCTCTAAGCCCGACTGACGTGCGTTTACTAAAAGACTTAGGCAGCGACGCAGCCGACCCTAAAAAATCCCTGCATGAAAAAACTGACTTAGGTCAGTCTACCTCTAACGAAATTTTGACGCAGACTTCTGATATGCAGCCTCGCGTGCAATCTCTGCAGTCTGATATTGCTAACCTAGACAGCGACGTTGCTGCTGTTAAATCTGTCGTAGATAATAACAGCGCTAATCTAAACGACGTAAATAACGGCTTGGCTGCAATTAAAAGCGCCACTGTGCAGGCCGTAAATGGCATTGCTAACGTAGACAGTGACTTAGTTATCGTAGCCGCTGATGCTGCTGCTGTAAAAGCCAACTTAGGCGTCACGTCTTCTGGGACAGTAGCATCTCACGTAGAAAACGTCGAAGCTTTGATCGGCGCGCCCGCCGCTGGTAGCGTATCGGCCGATATCTCACAATTAGAGTCTAAGTTATCGCAGATTCAGAATAATACTCGAACAGTTATCGCTTTAAACTCAGAACTTGAGCTGCCTGAAACCGGCCAGACCCGTTATGTAAAAATATTACTTACTAACTACGACAGCAATGGCGATATGCTTGCACCTGATGCTCTGCCAAGCGTATCGGTAGAAACCGGCACTGGCGTTAATCGTGATAGCAATCTTGGCAACTGGGACGGGAGCGTATTTACACAGGCTCTCGCCATGACTGAAATTTCGGCTGGCAGATATTTTATCTTTTATCGCCTGCCCAGCACAGCTGCCGCTAATGAGCAGCTGGTCTTTACGTTTACGCTAATCGAAAACGCAGCAACTCGATACTCAGTCAGGACAGCTTACGTCGTCGAAGAAATCAGCTCTACGTTTACTGGCACAGATCGTACGGCGCTAAATAGCATCGACACTAAGGCGACTGATTTGCAAAATAAGATTGGCGTGCCTGCTGCTGGCAGCGTGTCAAACGATGTTTCGGCCATTAAATCCCAGACTAATGCAATCGAAGCCAAGACAGACATAATTGACGCCAGCATCGACGCTATAAAAGACAGCGTGCTGCCAAGCATACAGACTAAAGCTGCTGGTGTGTTTGATCGTGAGACTATGTCGCTCGAAGCCATCGCAGCAGCCGTTGCAAGTCTTAGCACAGTGTCTGCCGATCCAATCTGGGATGCAAGTAAGACTTCTGGCAGTATCGCAGCATCTGGCGGAACCGAGACTATCGTGTTATCCGAAGCTGAAGGCGTGCAAAATATGATCGGCATTATTAATGCCTTCGACGCGAATCCGGTTACATCTTGCGTAAAATACACGGCTGAACTTTTCGAAGACGCTGCATGCACGCGCTTGCTCGCACGCGTATCTGACTGGAGTTCTGTGAAAGATGGGCTTTTAATGCTCACACTAAATCGCGCTTTTGTAAATCCAGATTCTCAGACGCGATTATATGCAAAAATCACTAACAATAGCAATACGTCAGCAGCGTTTAATATCAAGATACGCGCTCTTAAAGTCTGATAAAGTGCATACGACAGGTCGGAATAATAACCGGCCTGTCGTTTATTAAAAACCGGAGTCAAGCATGGCTATTATAAATGTCCCTAGTGGCATAGTTCATATTAACTCAGACACGAATAGCGCCATAGAAGGTACGTATGGGACGCCGTCAGACGTTAACAGATTCGTCACCGACTCTGACAGCAGAAATAGCAATGCTCGCGTAGCATATGCCTTTCATGGCGCATCCGAGATAATAAATATATCAAATGCCAATCCTGCGGCTGGGCAAGTTATAATAGCGTCCAGCCCAAGCACGGCCTCCTGGGCAAGTTTGCCAGTCATACATGCCATAAGCACGTCGGCACCAACGCAGCTAATAGCTGGGGCAGGGAGCTCTGTTGGGACGGGAGATACCGTTGCAAGAGCGGATCACGCTCATGCTACCCCCGTTGCAGGGCCAGTTAGCATCGGTTTTACGAATTCCATAGGCTCTTCACAAAGCTTATCTCGCGCTGACCATGTACACGCACACGGAGCACAAAGCGACGGGACATTGCACGCCTTGGCTACTACGGTGTCACACGGTTTTTTAAGTAACTCAGATAAGGCCGATATCCTAAAATGGTTTAGTCCTGGATCTGGATGCTTTATCGGTGCAGAGCATTCGTCCAGCGCTATAGAACTGACTCTAGGCACGTCATTCGTAACGTATCATGCTTATACTACACAAGTATCAGATCCTGGCACTTACAGATACGGCTGGTCATTTAAAATAAAATCAGAGGCTATTGCCACATATGCTACGATACGAATACTGGTAGACGGAATTTTAATACACGAAGAACTTGTTACGACGCCGGCGCCCATAACGACTCCGGTTTTCTGCGGCTTTGCTTATGTAAATAGCAGTACCAGCATGGCACACACGATAACTGTATCTATGAAAAAAACCGGGAATAAGACGATAACCTGCAGAGGCTGCAATCTGGAATTCTGGAGGAAATATTAATGCATATTTATAATTTTATAAAAATAATTAATCGCGAGCAGCTAGAGGCTGAAATTCGTGGTAGCGAAAATATATTCGTAGCCTGCCATACAGTTGTAATCGAAGGCGTGGACGGTGTGAAAGTGCACATGAAAGCCGAGCTAGATAGCGAGCAAGAGATAGCCTTAACTAATATAGTAAACTCGCATATCCCAATAGCAAGCGTAGACCTAGTCAAGCCGGTTATAGCCACGTTAGTAGAAAATGAAAAAGTCTTCGAAAAAGGCATCGAGCTCACTTATCGTATGCTGCCGATGGTGTTTGACGTGCCTGCAAATAATAACAACGGCGAGCCTTTTGATTTTCCTATGCACGTGCCTTGTAATTTTTTGCTGCTCGGCGGCACTATTGATCTAAGCACAAACATGATCGGTGATAGCATCGCAATCGATATACCGGCGCCTATAACAGTCGGCGTATTTGTCGATGGCGTAAATATCGGGGATAATCACGTGCACGTAGATAGTCAGTCGGCTGGCTACTTATATAAAGGCATGGATGTGTTAGTTGACAACATAGTCATTGGCCGCATAAAAAGCTACGATTTAACAGGCTTTACTATCCATGGCGCATTCACACAGGCCTACCCAGCCGGCACGCTTTATCAGATTCGTTATCGCATCTTAGATCCGTATTTAATTACAAGCGCGCCTTTGACTCTTTGGATTAGCCGAGATACAGACCGCGGCACTGTTGTTGACGCCGGCACGCCGATGGCCTTTTATTACTGGAATAGCAGCGGCACAGCCAAGAAAGCCCAGATCTGCATGGAACACTACGTGTAACCGTAAACGGGGATAGCATAAATGCAAACGCCTTATGATTTAAAAATTGAATTTTATTACAGTGGCTCGGTTGAGATATCCTGGGTCGGTATTTTACCAAACGACTCGTATACTTACGTAATCGAAGCGCTGAATTATGAAAATAGCCTGTGGCAAGAAGCTGGCGTTACGCGCATTAACAGCACGGTTATTGCAGGGTCGTACTCGGCCGTAAGAGTTTATACTCGCAACTCTGAAAATTTCGCCGACAAGTCAGATTACTCGGCGATACTACCAATAAATATAAAAGCTACGTCTAATATGCACGAGGCTATTTTGCCAGGCATCGATGACAGCGGCCGGCATACGTTTTTAGCTACGACGCCAGAAGGCGTACTTAAAATTACAGGCGCTACAGTTACGAATTACGGCGGCGATGCAAGCGCTGCTAATCAGCTAACTGAAATAAGCGCTGCTAACGAGATTTCAAGTAAATTATCTAATGCAATAAGCGCTATTAACGCAATTATTGCGCAATTAAACAGCCTAGGGCTGTCTGCGGCCGTGATAAGTGCTTTGCAAAATATTAGCGTTAATAATTTGCCCGGAGATTTCCCGGACACGAATGCTTTAGCCGAGCTGCAAGATCTTAATAACTTTGTAGCCAAAGATACGAGCATAAATAATGCAATCGACGCGATAAACTCGCTATTTAAACCCAGCGACATAAGCTTAGATGGCGATAGGCGTGTTAATGCAAATATTGCCAATCTCCCAAGCAATTATCCGAATATCGATTTACAGGCAGCCGCAAGCCAGGCTAATTTGCATTTAGAAAATGCAGATAACGCACTATCTGCCATAAATAATAGCTTATCTGAGATTTCGCCAGAAATCGCTAACTTGGATTTAAATGCTGCTTTGATTTCTAATAAGCTTACTGATACGTTAACGCTTTTAGATACTTTAGATCATAAGGCTTTTGATACGCTTACGACGGCTGATGTCATAAGAACAATAGCTGATGACATTGCAGAAGAGACTTCGCAGATTGCGCTAGCTTTAGCAAATAAGCTTAATACGACTGACATAAGCTTTGATGCAAACGGCGCAGTTAATATAAACGCGAATAACATGCCATCTGACTTTCCTGACTCGGCAGCATTATCAGCTTTGCTGCAGATAAAAAATCACTTGCAATTATTAACACAAGGCATTTCAGCAAATATCGCTAACGCATTGCCAGCAGGCAATAATACGATTGGCCGTGTAAGCGTTAATAATGCCATATTACCTGAAAACGCCGCCACCGAAAGTACTTTAAATAGCGCTGCAAATTTACTGCTTGAGTTTTACAATGCTATGAAAGCCACTCCGAACATATTAATGGCTATCAAGAACCTAGCTCTTAGCATTGACGAGAGTGTGGGCGTGTTAACATTAAATCGCAAGAAATTAATCGACGCAAGTTTTTCGCTTTTAAATGGCCCTGTCGAAATGCGCGTGCTAGATTATATTAGCCCTGATATGGCTGATATAAATAACTGGCCTGCTTACGATATTTTAGTCTTTACATACGGCACGGCTATATCGGCCAAGTTACGCATCGAAAGCGCTTACGAGGGCCAGAATTTCTATCATAGCATCTCAGAGCAAATAATTAATGCCGGCGCTATGAAAAGCTTTGAATTAAATATCCCGATTCAAAATATAAGCTTGAAAATTACCGAGCCGATTGCAAATACTAACGCGCTGGCCCGAGGTGCACGCGTGTGCGTATACGGGAGGCGTCAGTGATGGCGGTAATATTGCTAAATGCTAAGAAACGCAAAAAGGCTAATGCCTGTGAAAGTGAGAGAGAGCTTAAACAAAGTATATATACTGCGGCTGAGCCTGGCGACGTATTTTTCTCTCGCAGTAAGACATTTACATCTTGGCTGATACGCAAAATAACTAAATGCAATTTCTCACATACGTTTGTAAAAGTAAACGAGCGGGCTGTAATCGAGGCTGATATCGGAGGTGTATTAATACATCCGGTATCGCGTTACTTGGACGATGCTAGCACAAGCATCGAACTTGTAAAGCTGCCAGATCATATCGATGCTGATATTTTCATAGACGCCCTTAATCAAAAAGTAGGTAGCTTTTATGATTATGGCATCTTAGCTGGTGGTATCTTAAGCAAGATATTTAAAATCTCACGATGGCGTGAAAATATCCTAAACGGCGTCAGTCGTTACACTTGCAGCGAGTTTATTGCCGAGGGCTTAAAAGCCGCTGGTGCTGAATTTAAGATAAATACTTCACAAATCACGCCAAAAGACTTATACTATTATTTGAAAAACGCTTCTAAGGAGAGTCAGCATGCTGCTAACCGAGCTCAAGGCCGTTAAATTCGACTTATACGATTATCCGGACTCAAACGAACGTAAGGCTTTGTCTGAGAAGATAGCCAGCGACGGTAAAGCCGTGCTTTCTCACGACGATATTGCCTTGCTAGACGACTCCGACTTTGCTCTAATCATAAAAGAAGGCCGCGAGCAGCTTCGCAAGTACCCGCTATGCAATACTAAAACGGCCGCGATTAGCAAAGTGTTTTTACAGGCGCATAAGAATGAAATGCCAGAAACGCTTTATAAACTTGCCGAAAAAAATCTTAACTTATTTTTGACAAAAGGCAAGTCGGGGGACAACTGCATTACAACGCAGGAGCTATACTCTCAAGAGAAAGCCGCCGGCGTGAGTAATGCATTAGGCTCTCGTGAGAAACTTGCCGATGCTGATTATGCATTAGTAATTGAAAACTCAGGGCTGAAGACACGCTTGTATCCAATAAATAACGAACATAATTGTAAATTGGCCTCTGAGTATTTTTCCAAAAATCTCAATGTGATGCCCCTTCATTTAAGGCACGAGTTTGCCAAGGCTGTCGTATTAAAATGCGCTTCTCAGGGCTATAATGCTGAAATCATAAGTAACGACATTCGCTCTTATTGCAATAATCGCCTGAATAAAAATTTCGAAAACGAAATACTTATTCGCAAGGAAAAAATCGCAAGCAAAAAAGTGCATGAGGCTTTAGACACGCTACTAAGTGCCTCCAAGACCGAGAGCCTTCAGAAGATCGCAAGCTTATTATACAAGCTCGATAAAGAATTTGGCTTGGATAAGCTTTATAACAAAAGCTTCTCAGATCCTTACAGAGCTGTGTTTGCAAGCGATAACAGCGGCATAAGCAAGACAGCGGCGCCAGTCTCGATCGTAGGTGAGTACTCGATAGACCCGGCTACGTTATCGGCAATGCCTTATACCGAGCCTATGCAGCAGCTATTTTCCGAAAGCGACTTTAATAGTATTAAATCTGACCCGGCCGCATACGACGCATTGCCTGTGCCTTATAAGCAAATGATCAAACAACAGTCTGGCGTTATTTAATAAAACATGCTACTATGGCGACAACGCCAATTAAGCAGGGGGGAAATAACAGCCATGCTGATGCCAGATCCTTTGATGATTAACGCCGTATTAGAAAACATATTCGGCAATGCTTTCATAAACTGGGAGCCGGAGACGCTCGAGATCGAACTTATAAAGCTAAAAGACGCGGTGCTTAGCCGCTACGGCAAAGACGAGCTTGTTACTAATTTAATAAACGCAATTCGTGCCATACGGTCACCGAAAAGCTTTGTACTCGACGAATGGCATATATTAGAAAAGGCTATGGCGGCTATCACAGGCAAGCCAGTACTATTTTTCGAAGCGCAGCCAGCCGGCAGCTTGCAAGAATTATTTCTAGGCATCGAACTTATAAAAGAGCTATTAATCGAAAATAATAGCGAAACGCTGCCTGACGATTTAGGCTTGTCCGAAGAAGCGAAGATTTACATCGGCTATATGTTACTCGACTTTGGCATATTTTATTTCCCGTTCGAGCCGTATAAAAGCATACTAGACTATGCGATTGCCACACGAAAATTCGACAGTGAGGCGCTATTACAAGTAGCCGACTTTAAAGCTAAATTAGACGAGTTTCTAAAAGACAAAAATGCCGTCGTAGCGTTTTTAAAACTCATCGAAGAGCAACCAGAAATCGACTTATTGGCCGAGTTAAAAAACATAAACTTATTTAATGCCGTCACGGCCGTGTGTGCGTATATAGTCGTTCGCTCGCACGTAGATACGCTAGATAGCGCGGCCGACCGCATGGCGGATAACACGCCGAGAGAACTTGCCAAAGTGCCAGAAGTTACGACGACTGAACAAGAAGGCATAAGCGAGGAAATAATAAACGAGATATTTAGCTTTACAGACTCTGACGGCAGCATGGCAGTTAAGATAGCCGCCAGACGTGCTAATAACAGGCCCCCTAGAGAAGGGACGTATATTGTCTCAAAAGATCCTGATAAGTTTGATCCAGATCATAAATACGAAAATATCGGAGGCGGCAGTGGTAGTATGACATCTGGCCAGTCTTCTGGCGATAATTTTTCTAACCCGGCGCCGAGCACCGCCCCGGACTTATCACGCCTCGTTCCTAAGAACCCGAACTTGAAAGATACACTGGCGCAGATTTTCGCCAATCTTGATATTTAAGAGAGAACACACAAATGGCCATGACGAGTAATAACGCAAACGATGTAGTAAGCTATCCATCGCCGTTTTTTGATTTATCACATAATAACGCACCGATCGACATGGACGAGCTCTTGGACTGGTGTGTGTATTATTACTTAGCCACGCCATTGATCCCTGCCGTCGTAAATAAGCTAAGCACGTATCCGATTACGGATACGATCGTAGAGAGTGACGAGCAGGGCAATAAAGAAAAATGGGATAGGTTCCTAAATTCGACTTTGAACGTAAAGTATAAAATGTTCGAGAATAACCTAGACTATCATCTGATGGGCAGCAATTATTCGAGCATATATGTGCCTTTCTCACGTAGCTTGGTCTGCAATACGTGCAAGACTAACTATCAAATGAAAGGCGTGGAGTGGCGGGTAAGCTTCAAAAAGCAAGCAAAAAAACCAGGCAAGAGCAACATGCCGGAATTTACCGTCAAATGCGATATTTGCGGCGGGCTCAAGCCGGCCAGCATAAGAGACACTCCGGTTCAAGAATGGTCAAAGATTAATATCGTGCGCTATTCTCCTAGGGACATAAAGCCTATCAGGGACCCTATCAGCGGTCGCAGTAAATTCTTATGGACGCTGCCCACTCGCTATGTCGAGATAATTAAATCAGGCCGGCATCCGAGTTTTATCGAAGCCTGCCCTGCCGAAGTATTAGAAGCTGTTAATTCTGATGGTAAGCTTTTGCTATCCGATGATAATATTTATGAAATGCGCCGACCTGGCACTAGTGGCGAAAACAGCGACCGCGGCATCCCGATCGTAATACATGCACTAAAATGGACGTATTATATGGCACAGCTGCAATCCGCTCAAGAAGCTATCGCACATGAAAAAATAATACCGTTCGATATTTTGTTTCCGGCCAACGCTGGCAATACGTCAGTGTCACCTTCGAATACGCTTAACATGGGCCAGTTTACAAGTCGCCTTGAAGAAGGACTAAAACTTAAGCGCAAAGACCCGGGCCATAAGCTTATCATGCCTACGGCCGTTGGCAATGTTAGATTAGGCGGTGACGGCCGCGCATTAATGCTGGCTGCCGAGATCGACTGGGTATCTAAGCAAATTATATCTTCAATGGGCGTGCCATTAGAATTTGTATACGGCGGCCTGACATGGACTGGGTCAAGTATAACGCTGCGCATGCTGGAAAACTCTATGCTCGGCATACGCGATAATTCTGAATTATGGCTCCAATGGATCGTGAACAAAGTTGCGGCCGTATTTAATATCGAAGCTCCTAAAGTACGCTTGGCTGAACTTAAGATGGCCGACGATATACAGCGCATGCAAATTATGATGCAATTAGAAGCCGCAGAGAAAATTGCTACGAGCACTATGCTTGATGAATTTGATAAAGACTTCCAAGTTGAAGCAGATAAGATCTTGCACGAAGCTGATACTAAGGCTAAGCTTATTATCAACTCGGCCGTAGTGTCCGCACGCGCACAGGGGACTGCTGCGATGGTTCAGAACGATTACATGATGCGCAGTCAGTTAATTCAGAATTCTCAATCGGCAGCTTCCGGCATTGACCCCGCTACTGGCTATCCGACTGATCCGAACTCTGGTGTACCAGTCGATCCGAATACTGGCTATCCGATAGACCCTGCGATTGGCCTGCCAATGAATCCTGAGACGGGTGCATATATCGATCCTAATTCTGGCCAAGAAATGACACCAGAGCAGGCGCAAGAATATGCCATGCAGGCTAATTCACAACAAGCTCAGCAACAAAATACACAGAACGCCCCGACGCAGGGCAACCAAGGCGTGCCTGGCTCTGCCGTTAATAATGCAATTTACTCCCAAAAAGAACAAAAGCAAGATGCACAGAATACGGCCGCGCAGCAGGCTGCCACGTATGTAAATGCGCCTGAGAATTTAAAAGTCACAATTACTAATTTGGCGCAGCAGCTCTTAGGGTCTGATATTTTTACTCGGCAGAATATCTTACAAAATATCTCAGGGCGTAGCCCGGCATTGGCCAACATGGTCAAAGAGCGCATCGGCATGATCAGTGCTGGTATGCAATAATAGGAGAAACATATGCAATGTGAAAAGCCGGTCATAATTAGCGTCATACGAAAAGGCCTTGAATTAAAGCCCGTGCTAAAAAGCGTTAAACGCGTGTGCAAGCATATCTGGGCAAAATAAAAAAAAGCGAGAAATAAAAATGGCAGATAAGATAAATTCTAAAGTACGGCTTTTAATATACGATAGCGCTAAAAACGAAGATCAAGACACGTTTGAGTCTGTCATGAGTGCGATCGCGTCTGATCCTAATGCTTACGAAATAATCAGCATGGACAAGACTATTACACCAATAGGCAGCTTTGTGTGCGCCGTTATATACAAAGAAACGCACATAAATGACAACTTGTCCGAAGATGACAAAGAGATTATAGCTGACTTAGATATTTAAAAAAACGAAAGGCACAGGCTACCATGGCGGTAATATACATAGATAGTTTAATTGGCTCGGACGTTACTGGCATAGGTAGTGCAGGAAACCCGCTAGCTTCGATAGCACGCGGTGTGAGCTTAGCGGCGCCTGGCGACATAGTTGTAATCCAAGGCTCTAATGGCCACACGCATACAGAGCCAGACACGATAAATATAAATGGCAAATTTAATATTAAAATACAAACCGAGCCGTTGCATCATGTAGCCATAAAGCCAGCTGCGACAAGTACGCACGCCACGTTTTTAATAAGCAACTCCGACAGCATTAGTATCTCAGGCTTAAAATTCTTAAACGCGCCGGCAAGTACTAGTCATGCGTACGCAATACGCGTGCAAAATTCAGCAAATATAAAAATACTCGGAAACGAAATAGACAGCTCTTGGTATTGCCACGATGTCCCGGCAACTGAGTTATTCAAATGCGAAAATTCTTCGGTAGAACTAACTGGTAACTTTTGCGACGGTCTTATAAACAGCTATCCGTCGGTGTTGAACCCGAGTAGCTTTTTTAGCTTTATCTCGGTATCTGGCAACGGCGATTATTTAATCAAAAATAACGCTGTAAGAAATATACACTCGAACTCCGGCTACGCTTATGGCATAAAGATTTATGCCGACACTGGTAAAGTCAAGATCGATGACTTTGCTGCCGAAAATTTCGTGCCCGAGCACACGGATTACTTTTACAAAATGCTGGGCATTTATGCCGAATGCGATAATTCGGCCATGACGTATGAAATTAGCAACTGCATACTAAATAACTTAGGCTATGGCTTATATCTAAAGCATATTATTGCTTCGGCGAATTCTTATATAAAAAAGCTTTTGATCACGAATTGCAAGTACGCCGGTGTACTTTTAGACGAGCAAAGCGCCGTCTATGACTTGAGACACGCCACGATTGTAAATTGCCCTAACGGGATTTATTCAAAAAACGAGTCGGCTATTTCGGTCGCTAATACCATCTTATTTAAATGCGACATAGCGCTTAGGGCCGACATAAGCGCATATATAAAAGCCTATTACTCGGTATATTATAATTGCACGCAAGCAAAATTCACGAGCCTGAAAAGCATAATAGACACTTCGCAGTTCGTTCGAAATATCGACCCTAAGTTCGTAAACGAAGCTAAAAATAATTTTAATCTAACCGACTACAGCCCCTGTGTTGACACTGGCAAGAAGTTCGAAAGCGAGAGCTATTTAGGTAACGGGCCTGATATGGGCTTTTACGAAAAGACGGCGCTGATATCTGACGACGAGCTGCCGTCGCTGCTGCACAAAGCCACGCGATTATCTGAAGTTGTGCCTTTAACTGAGATAGATATATTGGGAATGGTAGCTCGTGGGATCGAGACATCTGACGGCCGCATCATGGCAAGCCGGGAAGGCTCTGCCGTAAAAGACTTAGCTGTCAAGCCGTTAGATTTAATTATTTCTCCATATCATACTGAGCTAGAATTAATCCGGGAACGGCTGGCGTTTTCCCGTATTGAGAAATTATCCGAGCAGGATGCTGATTTACTGGCGTCTAACGTATTTGTCGAGCGCGACTACGGTACAAATGCTACAGGCATAATCCGTATTTACTTTGCTGAGCCCAGAGACGCTATCTTATACTCCGAGCATGAGTTTAAGACCAGCAATAACTTAAAGTTTTATACGCGCGCTACGATTGCTATCACAAAAGACGAGATGGCTTTAAATTACGAAAACGGCACTTATTACTTCGATTGCATAATAGACGCCGAGCTGCCAAGTTTTGATTATAACTTGCCGGCCAACTCGGTAAATATTAGCACAATGCCTATGCCCGTAGGCATGCTTAGCTTCACCAATCCGTACGAAATTACTGGTGGCTATCCGTCAGAGAGCAACGACGCTTTAAAATTTAAAGCGCAATACAGCATTGCCGTGCGTGATTTAGTTACTAAAAAAGGCGCCAGGGCCACACTGCCAGAGTTATTCCCATTTATATCTGATATGCGCACGATTGGGTACCGAGATCCTGAGATGCAGCGTGATTACGTAGCGCTAATTAACGATAATATCGGGGGCAAGTCTGACATTTATATAAAAACGCGCCAGCCTATTCAGGATAGCAAGATAATATACCCCGATAATAAATATTACGAAATTACCGATGCAAGCTTTGCTGGCTACGTCCCTATTTTGAAAATCACATCGATCGAGCTGTTAGAGCCAGTATCTGAGGCCGAAACAGGAATTTTCTTAACACCGGCAGCGCAGTATAAAATCATTAGCCGAGATGCGTTATATCGCTTTTCGATTAAAGAACACATCGCCATAGAATTTGCTGATACAATAGTCCAAGACTATATGCCAAACACGCCATTTAAGATTAATTTTATCTGGGTGCCTGAAATGAAAGCGCTGCAAAGCGTAATAACCGGCGACGATGAACGCGTCGTAGTAGCCGATATACTGGCACGCGCATACGAGCCTGCCTACGTGAGCTTTGCGTTAAGCTACTTAGCTGAGGCCGAAATACCTAATATGGCAGAGGCTTTAAAAGGCTTTGTCCGCGGCGTGGCTAACTCTCAAGAATTGCAAGAATCTGACTTAGTTGCTGCTGCCTATTTACTAGGCGCTCAAAAAGTCTTTCAGCCGTTGGAAATATTTGTGGAGCATCATGATGTAAACGGCAATATAAATTTAATAAGCTCGCCAGATGGCATAACATTGCCACGTATAGCCACGTTCTGGGACGGGGAAATAACAGTGAATTATCTTGGAAGTGAGTCAGACGCGTAATGCGAAAGCGAGAAAGTAATGCCTATGCCACAGCCTGCTAATTTTTTAATAGACTCTCCAGAAGTGCAAGACTGGATCGACGACGTTAATAGTATTTTCAAAGCTAATAAGCTAAAAAAGAACACGCTAACAGTCGTACCTGGCGGCGCTGACGCTATTAAGCAATTAATATCTGGCAATAATAATCTGGGCAACTTAGTCCTGGATGCAATCGGTGGCGTTGGGCAATATAAGCTGCCGCAAAGGCTAGGCGCTGCTGCTTTAGGTGGTGTATTATTAGGCAACGAAGACTCGCCAATATCAGCTGCCGGAGCTATCGGCGGCTATGGAATCGGTGCCGGCCTGGAGCAAGCTGTTCGGCATATGCGCAATTCTGACTTAGACAGCAGCTTAAAACAAATACAAGATTCCGGCGCTTTAACGAACTTAGACGAAGCAGGCTTTATGGCCAAGTTAAGGCAAGTAAGCGAGGCATTAAAGGCTGGAGATTTATCAGATGCCTTGAGTGCAAACGACGATCTATTAGAGTCTGGTAAATCCCCGTTCGGAACTATGACACAGAAAAGCTACGCCCGAGGCGTTAATCTGGCCAAATCCCAAGTAGCTACAGACTTGCTAGACAATAATGCGCTTGCTAATTTGACTGCGTCGGCGCCTAAAGAAATATCTAAGATGCGCGAGCTGCCTGGCTTTGCTAAGCGTGAGTATGCTTCACAGATTAAAAGCCTGTTAGCGCATTTGCAAAGCACTGCCGATACTTACGCGCCCGCAGGCATATCTGGGCAGAGTCTTCGGGACTCTGGCGTAAACAAAAGCATGCAGACGCACGAGCTATCCGAGCTTTTGCACGTGATCGACCCCGAGCTTAAAAATCGTCTTCCTATGGAAGGGGGCGAATTCGGTAAAAGCGTGTCAGGCGAAACTGGTCTGAGATCTCTAGGAGCAGCACATCAGTCCCCGGGAGTTATCTTGCAAGAAAGCAATATGAATGCAAGAATACTCGGCCCAGAAGGAAAAGTGCTACGCGATAAAATGCGGGCCGCTACTGGTGAGAAGGCTTTTATAAACAAAATTCTTGGCACGAGCCTAGACGACGTGCTTTTAAGCAATAAGTACATAGCCGATAATTCGGATGACATTGCTAAGATTTTAAACGCCTTTAAAGCCAATAAAATGCCAGAGAAACAAATTCTTGACAAAGTGCGTGTGAATAGCCTAGCATCGATTATGGGCAAAGCGGGCCGGGGCATATCTAATTTCGAGCATAGCCTGGCGCAGGCATTAAAAACTTTGCTAAAAAAATAAGCGAGGTATTATGGCTAACGAAAATGTAAACATGATCTTGGTCTCTAATGGAATCGTATGTTCTGTGTTGGCACAGTTTAAACGACAGCATTTTGACGATATAAAATCGTATGATTTATTAGAGAGAGAAATGAACTTTCGTGGCTTCTGCATTACAGTCTTTAATACGGCGTCAAATAGCACGAGCCTGTCACACGCTGCTGGAATTGCCGACTCTTCGAATAAGCCGCCAGAAGAGTATACTATCAACACTAAGCCCAGTGATTTCACATGGGCAAAAGACGTAAATCCGGATAGCGAGCTTTACAAAGGCGTAATGCAAATAATTCTGCCTGAAAAGCTATGTAGTAAAGCTCCTGAGATAGACCTAAAAAAATTGGCTACAATAAAAGAGCTATTAGAAAGCTTATCTTCCGAAGAGATACGATCTTTGACTGGGCAGTAAGCTATGCCAAATATACCGATTTCTCGCATAACAGACTTGTCAGTCGGCATCTGCTCGGTCGGTGCGCTATGCTGCCCACATGGCTGGATTAGCACGCATTACCGAGGCTCTCCTGACGTACTTGCTAATGACCTAAATATTATGCGAATCGGTGATATTGGTATAAGCACATGCCCGCATTGTGTAATTTCTTACGCAATAACGGGCAGTGCTTTATCGTTGGCTAACGACATACCAATTCATAGAGTCGGGGACGTTCATATCGTGCCCTGCGGCCCAGGCGTGTGCATCTCAGGCTCGGCTAACGTATTAACAGACTAGCCTATACTCTCCTAAACTCAAACCCGGTATCTCCAATGCTAACAACCAGGTATATAGTCGAGTCATACGCGTTAAGCACTAGCGCGCCTGCTTCGTACCCAAGTGCCACAGCACCGTTGTTGACTAACGGCGTTGAGACCTGCCTGATCTGCCTTCCATAATGGCTCTCAAGCGCAGATATGTCAAGACTTGCCAAGGCTGATGTTGGCGGAGGCTGAAGAGCGGATTCGTACGGAGAGGATGGCTGCTCCATTTGTCGCTGTCGCTGTTGCTGTCGCTGTTGCTGTCGCTGTCGCTGTCGGTACTCTAAGTATGCCATGTGCAAGCTCTGCCCTTGGTCTTCCCGCACCTCGTCGAGTATTACCTGAAAATGCGTCTCCGGCACCGAGCGGGCTTGCCGTGAAGCGTTGCTGCCTAGATTATTAGCCTTGCGTTTTACCAACTCAGTTATTACTGGAGTATAGCAGCTATCTGCCAGCTCTAAGTGACTGTATATCTCAGAGCTTTCCATTGTCTTGTCTATCAAAAAACCTTGCATTGGGTCAGTCAGTGCTGCCCATATAGATTTAGGACTTACCAAAAACGGCCTTGCTATGAGTTGATTCTTGCTAAACTGACTGACGCATTTCAGCGGAGGCATATCGTTTGCCGACATTTTTTTATTGCTCTCTAACGTGCCCACGCCGATAATACGGGCTGATGCGTGCATATTATGCTTAAGTGCGCACGCCAGTAAGTCATTGTCAGACAGCCCAAAGGCAATTATTCCATGTAGCTCTGACGGCGACGCCAAAGCAGCGCTAGTTATGCCGCTGACAGCCTCTAAAGAATACGGCAGCTCTGCGTCTCTGTTCGCGTAATTATTTATTTCATAAGCGTGTGCCAGCCCCGTGTTTGGTGTAAAATTTTTACTGAGCAATAGGGGCATGACTGTGCCGGACCGGCCACACACGAGCGTGTGGCCATTGCTATTTGGCAGCTGACCAGCTAAATAGACTAAATCTTCGGCGGACATAAGTCCAGGCATTCCAAAAATTTCAAGAAACTTTCTAATAATACGCATAGTATGCATTATGCCTGCCGTCATAGTCGAATCTACAGTGCGTGCCTTGTGCGCGTGCATACGCACTAATCTGTCCATTATTTCGCAAGCCGGCGGCAATTTACTAAATTGTGACGGGAGTAGCCAGCTAATAAAATACCATTTTATGAAGTCTTGCAAGTCCTCGTCATCAGAATATTGCTTTAAATCGCTTAAAATTGCTTGCTCAAAAACAGGCAAGTCGATTTTAAATATATGCTCTTGCATGAAGTCTTTGATATTTGCATCCAACGGAATAAGTTTTCGCATTTTTATTTCTCCATTTTTGTGTCGCCGTTAAGGGATCATGATACCAGATATTACGAAAAATACATTAGGATCGAAGTTAGGCAGAGCCTTTAATAAAGCAGTTTGTCTTTTTTTCTCTGCCGTTGTTAAGCCCTCATAGCTTGCTATAAAAGCCTCTTGGTAGGGCACGCTCTTTACAAAGCCACCAACAGTCTCTGCAAAGGGGAAAGCTGCTCTCTCTGCCTCAGTCATATCTGAAAAACACACCCACTGATTTATTGTGAAAAATATAAAGTCAGGCTTCTCAGCTTCTCTCCATAAATTGACAGGACAAGGTTTATTAAAGACATTTATCATCTTAGGAGAGGCCGTATTAAAAAATCCAGTCTCTCTATCACAACTGTTCCATCCTCCGGAGTTATAATCGCCGTAGTTGCGCTCACCGGAGTTGCAATCGCCGGAGTTGTGATGGCCGGAGTTGTGATGGCCGGAGTTGCGATTGCCGGAGTTGTAATGGCCGGTGTTGTAATGGCCGGTGTTGTAATGGCCGGAGTTGCAATCGCCGGAGTTGTGATGGCCGGAGTTGTGATCACCAGGGGAGACCACACCTACTTCATTTGAGCTGGCCCCTTCATTTGAGCCGGCCCC